TTTCTAAGCTTTAGTAAACACCCTTATATTAAAATTCTCTATATTTATTATAAAGTATAGAGAATTTTTTTATGACCAAACTTGCAAGTGTTTTTGAGCCAATTAAAAGCGGCGATTACCAAACTAACGTCGCTGTTGCACATGGCGATATAGAATTTAGCAATACTAACTATAGTGGTTCTGGTATTGCAGCTCTTACTGGATTATACAATAAAGCTATTACTCCACTCGGAGATACAAAAGCAGAAAATGACCCTGTTAATTTTGATAATTCAAATCAGTTTGTAACATGGTATGCTATAAATCAACAATATTATAAGTTTCCATACGACCCAGCAAACACGTTTGAACATGCTGGTAGAGAAACAGAAAAATTTATCTATTATTCAGCTAGTATATTTTCTATACCATATGCTTATACCGGCGAGAAGATTAAAACAAATTCTGTAACTATTACAACACCTACATTTTCATTATCGGATGATAAGGTTGGTAATTTAAAAGATTTGGCAATTATAAGTACATCATTTGCACCTAGTACTAATTTAGTAGCATATTGGGGATTTAATGACCAATACAAATATATCTTAGGAAATTTTGGTACACATAATGGTGTTACAAATTGGACTAGTAGAAAATATGCACCTGACCAAACATCACAAGCTATAAACGTAAACTTTCAACCCGGCGTTGAAGTAAATGATAATGGCACGTATATAACTACTGGTATAGCGGCTACATTTGACGGTAACGGCATTATCGATACTGTTTACGATGAAGAAAAATTTATTTACAGTAAGACAGATGACTTTGCTGTAAGTTTATGGATTAAAGCTCCTGTATCTCAATCTAACGTAACAAAGACAACAAATTCTATTTTAAATAATAGAGGTACTACATATGAAAGAGACTTGTTAGTAAAACAAGGTATTATAAGTGCTAGTTATAAATCGATACCAGCAAATGCATATGCATGGGACGTAAATATTTATAATCAATCTGCCGGTACCGATAATGGTAAAATATTAGTACGTCGTTCGGATGGAACATATTCAACTTCATTAACATCTACAAGTATAATTACAAGTAGTATACATAATCATATATTGTATCAAAAAACAGGTAGTAATTTACAATTGTATGTTAACGGAGTGTTAGAAGCAAGTACAACAGATAATTTAAGAGATAATCCTATCAATCGTTCAAACTTATTTATAGGTGCATTGAACCGTACGCTAGCAGAATCATTTTCAGGTTCTATAGATGAAGTACGTATTTACAATTCCGGATTGTCTCAAACACAGGTAACTAGTTTAGCCAATAGAGACTTTATTACCGGTTCATTATATCAAACTAACGTAGCAGGTAATGTGTTTTATAGACATGGCAGCGTTATAATTTCTAGTCCAATGTCTAAATATCATAAAATGTTAGATGATACTTGGACAGTATCAATGCAGTCTACACATAGAATATATGAAAGTGAAGTGTTTGTACGTGTACCCAAAGATAAATTTAACTATACATTTAATCCAACAGCTTTGAAAGGCCCGGATACAGACGAAGTTATAGATGAGTTATTATCAGGTTCATTAACACCATATATTACTACAGTTGGATTGTATAATGAAAGAGGTGAAATGTTAGCAGTTGCTAAATTAAGTGCGCCATTACAAAAACGTACGGATGTAGATACAAATATTACAATTAGATGGGATTCATAAATAAATAAAAATATGTGGTTATACGAACAAAAACAGGTTGCGGATATAAGTGATATACCAGAGGGTAGTCAGGGTTTTATATACAAGATAACCAACCTAAAAACGGGTAAATTTTATATCGGTAAAAAGAGTCTAGTAAGCAATCAAAAGAAAAAAATGACTCAAAAAGAACTTGCGGCATGGAACAAGCCTGGCAAACGTCCTACGCATAAACGTGTTATAAAAGAATCAGATTGGCAAAAGTATTGGGGCAGTAACAAAACGTTAGTAGCAGATGTAAAAGAACTCGGCGAAGAAAACTTTACACGTGAAATCATACGTTTTTGTAAATCTAAAAAACAATTAACGTATTGGGAAGTACATTACCAATTTAAACATGAATGTTTACTACATCCAGACAAATCGTACAACGATAATATATTAGGAAAGTTTTTCGTACGAGATTTATTGGAAACTTGATAGAAAGATATTATATTTTTCTAGATGAGTACTACAAGAGTTACGCTATTATTAGAATCGGTATTAGGTAAAGGTAAGCCAACTACTAAAGATAACATATCTTTCTATTGTCCGTTTTGTCATCATTCGAAACGTAAATTAGAAGTTAATTTATCATTACAACATTGGCATTGCTGGGTATGTAACGCTTCTGGTAAAAAACTAATTACATTATTTCGTAGACTAAATGTAGATAGAGACAAAACAGCTAAACTATACGATTTATTAGAAGATGGCACCTTATCTACTAAACAGATAGTTCAGCATTCAACTACGGATGTAAGACTACCCGATGAGTTTAAACCATTATGGGTTAGTAACGAAGTATCTCCGGAGTTTAGAAATGCGTTTGCATACTTAAAACGTCGAGGAGTAAGTATATTTGACATTATTAAATATCGTATCGGTTATTGCGAATCGGGGCTATATGCTGGTAAAATTATTATACCAAGTTTTGATAAAGACGGTAACTTAAATTATTTTGTAGGACGTGGTTATTATAAAGATGACCAACATAAACATAAAAATCCAAACGTAAATAAAAACATAATCGGTTTTGAACTATTTATTAACTGGGAGTTACCAGTAATATTAGTTGAAGGTGCATTTGATGCGATTGCTATAAAACGTAATGCCATACCATTATTCGGTAAAACTATTAATGATGCATTACGTACTAAAATAATTGATATGAATGTACAAGACATTTATATTTGTTTAGATAAAGATGCACGAACGCAAGCACTTGAGACTGCAAATTATTTTATGAGTAAAGGTATTAGAGTATACTTTGTAGACTTAGAACAAAAAGACCCGAGTGAAATCGGTTTCAAACGCATACAAGAAATTATTAAAAAGACATCACAAATCAACGAATCAGATTTATTTGCCAAAACGCTAATTAATTCTTTAATGGGCAAAATATCTGGTAGTGAAATTATCATATGATTAGTATAAAAACACAACTAACAAGCATTGACAAAATTTATCATATCGCTGACGTACACGTTAGAAATATGAAACGACATTCTGAATATCGTCAGGTATTTAAACGTCTATATGCTTACATTAAGAAAACAAAAACGCCTAATTCAGTTATTTATGTAGCTGGTGACGTAGTACACGCTAAAACAGACATGTCACCGGAATTAGTCGACTTAGTAAGTGAATTCTTTTCAGAATTAGCTAAATTAGCTCCTACTATAGTAATTGCAGGTAATCATGATTGCAATCTAAATAACAGTTCACGCATGGATGCATTGTATCCAATTATAAAAGCGATGAACGAACCTAACTTATATTATTTAAAGGAAACGGGTATTTATGAAATTGCAGGTGTACATTTTAATGTAATGTCTGTGTTTGATAAACCGTCAGAGTTTATACATGCTAGTACATTCGATGCTAAATATAAAATTGCTTTACATCACGGAGCAGTTAATAATGCATCAACTGATTTAGGAGCTTCATTAACAAACTTACATGTTACTAATGATATTTTCGCAGGACATGATTTAGTATTGTTAGGAGACATACATAAGTTTCAATACTTAAATGATGAAAAAACAATCGCATATCCAGGTAGTTTAATACAACAAAGTCATGGCGAAGGATTGTATCACGGTATATTAGTATGGGACTTAGCAACGAAACAATCGGAATTTGTACGTATAGAAAATGATTATGGATATTATACATTAGATGTAGTCGATAGTCAAATAACTAACTGGACAGACGATATTCCAAAAAAACCTAGACTGCGTTTTAGAGTATTAAATACAGATTCGGCTGCACTTAAAGTATTAGTTGCTGAAGTAAAACAAAAACGTAAGATAGAAGAATTAACTATACAAAAGGTTGTAGCTCAAACAGGAACAACTGCTAACGGTAAGATTGTATTTGCAAATGTTCGAGATGTAGAATATCAAAATGATTTGATTACGGATTATCTAAATGCAAATCATATAGTACCGGATGAAGTAATCGACGCTGTAAGACATATTAATCGTACTACAAATTCTAAATTAATTGATACTGCAGTAACACGTAATGTAATTTGGATTCCAAAGCGTTTTGAGTTTAGTAACATGTTTAGTTATGGTGAAGATAACTGGATTGATTTTGAAAACATGCAAGGTACCTACGGACTATTTGCTTCAAATGCAAGCGGTAAAAGTACTTTATTAGATGCAATTGCATTTTGTTGTTTTGATAGATGTTCTAGAACTAATAAAGCCATACACGTATTAAATAATAAAAAGACCAGATTCACTAGTAAATTTGAATTTGAATTAGAAGGCCAAAGATATTTTATTGAACGTAACGGTACTAAAGATAAAAAAGGACATGTGAGAGTTGATGTAAACTTTTATATGATAGATAGTTCCGGAACGGAAGTAGTACTGAATGCAGACCAAAGAGATAACACTAATAAAGTTATTAGACAACATATTGGAGAGTATGATGACTTTGTTTTAACTGCATTGTCATTACAAAATAATAATTCTGGCTTTATCGATAAGTCTCAAAAAGAACGTAAGGATTTATTAGCATCATTTTTAGATATTAATGTATTTGAACAACTATATAACATCGCTAATGATGAAAGTAAAGAAACGGCTACATTAATAAAAGAATATAAACGATATGACTATTCTACAATTATAGCAGAATCTAAACAAGACATCGAACGTACTGAACAACGATTAGAAAAATTACTAACTGAGAAAACAGAACATGAAGATTTAATATCAGGACTAAATGATTTAATTGAATCTAAAACAACTGAGTTAGTACCAGTCGATAACACGTTAGAAAGTCCGGATATTATTTTAAATCAAATTAATAGTGCATATACCGAGAGAGATGATATGTTTCAACAACGTACCGATAAAAATACTGAATTACAAAAATTAATTCAAGACACGGCTATGTTTGCACAAAAATTAGATTCGGTCGATGAAAAGCGATTGAAAGATGATTTAAACGCTTTGAACGAACGTAAGGAAGAATTGAAACATTATACAAATTCATTACACCATACGGCGATGAACATAACGCATGTAAAGTCATTAGTTGATAAATTAGCAACTCATGAATATGACCCTAACTGTAAATATTGTACTGCTAATCCATTTGTACAAGATGCGGAAAAGTCTAAAGCACAATTACCAGAACTTGAACAAGAATATTTAACGTTTAAAAATCAAGTTGATATTTTAACAGAGCTTATTAAGAACGATTTAACAGAACTTAAATTATCAGCCGTAGAAGAAATAAAACGAACTATCGAGCGTGAAAAATTTAAGGCTGAAAAGATTGCGTCTGACATAGAGTTATTGAAACAGAAGGAAAGTAATCTACATGCAAAAGTAAGTGTGTTACAAGAACGATATGATAGGTCAACTGCACAAATAGACGCCACTCAAGCTAATTACGAAATACAATTATCTATAGATGAATTGAAAGATGAACGTAGTACGTTACAAGAAGAACTAAAACAAATAGATACTCGTATAATTAATGCAACATCACATCTATCTGTAGTTAGAAAACAGTTGATAGATGCTAATGATGGTGTAAATAAGTTACGTAGTTTAGAAACGCAGTTTCAAGCATATGAATTGTATTTAGATGCAATCAAACGTGATGGAGTTCCGTATCTATTAATTGAACGTGTATTGCCGCAAATCGAACATGAAATTAATAACATATTGAGTCAATTGGTAGACTTTAATATTATGTTAGAAACGGACGGTAAGAATATAAACGCTTATATTGTTTATGACGATGATAATTTCTGGCCAATTGAGTTAACATCTGGTATGGAAAGATTTATCAGTTCATTAGCTATACGTTCTAGTTTAATTAATGTATCAAGTTTACCAAGACCAAACTTTTTAGCGATAGACGAAGGTTTAGGTAATTTAGATTCAAATATGTTAATTAGTATTGGTATGTTATTTGAGTACTTAAAATCGCAATTCCATTTCACTATGTTAATATCACATATCGACCAAGCAAGAGATATGGTTGATAATATTATCGAGTTATCTAAAACAAACGGTTATTCAAAAATACAATACGAAGTAAAATAAGGTAGAATCCTAATTTTTTATATTTAATATAAAAGAGATTCTACTGTATGATTAAGAAACGTAACGAGCCTAAAAATCTTGCGAAGTTACTAAAGAAACCAGGAGTTATAATTGACAAAACTCCACAATCAAGTGACTACTTCAATATTACATTTTTACCAAACGAGTTAGTTGCTGGTAAGAACGTAATTAAGGTACAGGGTACGCAGAATTTAGTAAAAACGACCGAAGTTCAATTTGAAATTTTTGATTCGAACGGAACGCCGATATTCTATGAGGTACTAAACTACCTAGCTGCAGATGGCTCTAGAGCGATAGTTGTATATATTTATCCAGAAACGGCTACTGGTAGAGCTACATTATACTTAGCAGGTAGAGCAGCTATTAATGCTGAAACAGGCGCACAGTTACCAGCATCATCGGACGCCGCATCTCTTGACTATGTTAAAGAACCTAATATACTATGGACAAGTAATATTATTGTTAATACTACAAAAGAAAATACGAGTGAAATAATCTATTTAGCTGCTCCAAAAGTTACTATAAAAGAGTTAATACAAACGTTTAAAGTACCTAATACAGTAGCTGTACCACTAAAAATTTCTACTTCAGGTTCTAATAATTTTATATCATCTAATCCATCAAACTTAATGCCTCCTGCAGGTAGTGGATTAGTCGCGAGTACAGGATATACACCACCTACTACATTAAATGTAGTTAAAGAGGGACAATTTAAAATATCAGTTAATGCGCCAACACTATCAACTGATACCGTTTTAAACACTGCCAGAACTGTAGGAACATCGGGTGATGTAATACGTTTAGATGATAAGAAATTATTATCAAGAGTTTACACACGCACGCCATTCTTCAAAAAAGATATGCAAGGCGGTTCATTAGTTGTAACCGTTGATACTAGTTCATTGTTACCAAAAGGCACGGATGTTATTACATTAGGCCAATTTATAGATGGCGCATATGTTGCATCGAATATATACAATACGACAATTGTAGAAGTTGTAAATGATACAACTGCGGTTGTAAGTGAACCATTTAGATTTTATTATAGAATACCTACGAGAACATCATCTGGTACAAATAAACAAACTATACAATCTGCTATCGGATTTAGTAATGCAACTAGCTTTACTGCGAGTTATATACAACGTGTAACTGAAGTAACTGATACGGAAAGTTCACAAAGCTATGCGGACATATACATATCAAATTTAGAACCAGCATCAGGTGACGTTTATAAAGTACAAACTTTCTATAAGCCGTACGGAGCATTAGGTAATTTTACTGATGCAGGATTTACGCTTATTGAAAATACGAGTATAATGAATGATACGGCGAGTTTAGTATCGGATATATTATTAGGTCAAAAAGAACAACCGAAAGGTGATTTTACATCACAAAATGTAATCGATACCTACTGGGAATTAACAAATGTAAATATAGCCGGAGCTGTTTTACCAGCTATAACATCGTCGGGTGATAGATTGATAGACGGTATGACTATCACAACTGGTTCTGGTATAACATTAAAAGATGTAGATGCAAATAATATTAATGCATCTGCTACATATGTAACTGTAAAAGACAACTTGAATGTATCAGCGAATACAGAATATAAATTAATCTTTAAAACAGTAGGTGTTAATAGTTCGACTTATAAAACGACACAATATCCAAATGCAACTATAGATGTATACATTTCTGGTAGTATTGGTATCGATGCGGAAGTTGATGAAACAATAACAGATAAACGCTTAAATGCTCGTAGTAAAAAGTTTTTAGGTAATAAAAATTTAGGTACATATTTAGGAAGTTTCGATGCTGCTGGAGCTTATTTAGAAAATGCATATCAATTTAGAACATTATCCGAAGGTACTGTAAAACCTTTATTCGTTGTACGTTCGGGACAATGGACTTTATCCGATATTGATATTATAGCAGAAAAACAATCTGGTTTTACACCGAACTATACAAACTTTAAAGTACGTATACCATCTGTATATATTAATACAGAGATGATATTTAACTTCAAATATTTCGATAGTGCTAATAATCCAGCTCCGGTAGAATCAAATGTCGTAGGTATTATCTTTAAAGGTAATAATACTTACATTGCAGGTGGTAATAATTTATTAACCGGTTCTGTATATATTGGTAATACGGTTGGTGGTGGCATCGAAATGTCAGGCGTAAGTTCAGGATATTTACGCAGTGTAGGTTACGAAGGATTTACAAGTGCTAGTTTAGGCAAAGGTCCTGGCGGATTTTTAATCTGGTCTGGTTCTAATAAATTAGATGTAGGTGTAGATACATACAGAGACGTAGGTTTAGAATTAGTAGGTGCTAATGATAATTCACATTTAATATTTAGTACCTCGGGAAGTGGTAGATTAGATATTAAAGCCGAATCATTTTTTATCGGTTCTCAAAACACACAATATATATCAGGTTCTAACGGACAAATAGAAATTAGTTCATCTATATTCTGGTTAGACCCAGCAACAAATACATTAGTTATAGGCGCGAGTGCAAGTATATTAGCTCCGGTATCAGCAGACCAAATATTTACACCTGCAATAATTAACGGTTCACAGAGTAATGTAACTAACGCATCATCGTCTATAACTAATCAAGGGTTTGCAAAGTTTGTTTCTGCAAGCATTGGCGGATTTGAAATTAATACAAGCGAAATAAAATCTACAAACAATCGTATAGTTTTAAAATCGAACGGACAATTTACAGGTTCAGATGCGTTAATAACGGGAGATGTTAATGCCAATACAGGATATTTTAAAGATATTAATATTATTGGTACATTATACAGCGCGAAAGCTGGACCACATGTTACCGCTTATACTAACGCTCCTACAAGTAGAATAATAGAAACGTGGATAGCACCTACTAATACAGAAACTAAAACTATATTATCGCAATCATTTGCATTCGGTTCTGCATCATTTACAGCGTCTGTAAATACAAGAACAGATGTAGTTGTTTCATCGTCAGCGGCAATTACATACGCCAGCCCACCAGGTACAGGCCAATATGATATTACCGGCTCGAATGGTATTGAATATAACATATTTTATTTTGATAAACCAACATGGGTTAGTATTTCAGGTTCATTACCAGGCGGAGATACTCTATCATTAGTAACAAGTAGTTTAACATATCCGCTATTATCACATGGATATGTTACATCATCGATTAATATTGTAACAGGCTCAAGAATTGTAACAGGACTAGCCGTTACGAGCGGTTCATATAAAAGTGTTCGTATTACAGGTATTAATACTGATGGCACGTATTATTATGTTACATCATCGATGGCAATTGATTCAAATATTACCTCATCGTTTCCGTCAGATATTACTTTCCGTGTAAAAGTTACAGGTAGTATAGAAACTGGCTTCGAAGGTTCTCTTAACGGTAAACGTTTAGACTATGGTCGATTAGGTTGGAAACTAACTGGTCCGATATGGACAGGTAGCGTTACAGGTTCAGGCGATGATAATCCTGCTATCGAATATTACAAAGATTTTAATTCATTTCCAGATTATCGTTCTGAAACGTCATTCTTACGTTGGAATCAAGATGTTAATTCATTTGAAGAATATCAATTTTCATCGAGTTTCGATTTAAATGGTAACACTATAACTCCATTTAGCGGATTTATATTTTTATCAAGTTCATATGCTATCGTAAGTCAAAGTTTATATTCAGAAATTACTTCGCCAACATTTGAACGTGTTATTAATTATTCACGTCCGATGGGTGCCGGTAATACTATATTTATTCCACCGGTTAGTACTAATCAATACGGAACACCGAGAGTATTATTTGATTCATATGCAGTAACTACTAGTTCATATAACAACGTATCTGCCAGTTTAGGTGCCGATTCGATTGAATCGGATTGGATTGATATAACATCACTTAAAAACTCGGATGGTTCGGTCGATGGATTGAAATTGCAGTTTGCAATGCGTTGGGTAGATAATATGTCTGACAGCGTTAATATTACAAGTTATTTCGGAACACAGCCATACACATATAGAACATATGGAGGACATAATTCATTAGGATTATATGCATATGTATTTTTATACGGAGAGAACTTAGATACAGGAATTCCTGTAACATTAGCACAACGAGCTATTGTAACGGATGATGGTACGTATTCGCACAATACATATACTTGGTACGTAGTGGATGAATTTATCGATTCATTTTTAAGATATACGAACGACGATGTACCTAGTAGAATTAAAATTAAAGTACAGTGGTATGCACATGTACCAGATATCGCGGGTGCTGGTTTTGAAGGTCGTACATATGCATATGCTTTAGGTAGATTTAACGGTATAGCGTTAAGTGAATTGCGTTTAGTGAAAGCAGCTGAAGCAAAGGCATTGGCGGTAACAGATTTAAAGATTAGAGATACATCGATATCGACAGACACGACGGGAGAATCTATCGTAATTAATACGCGAGCAATTTTACCTACACCTGGAAAAACATTAGGTAGTGATTCATTCACAACAATCGGTTCTAACGACATAGCATTTTCAAACGCATATATTAACGGAGTATTTCCAGGCAGAGACGCAACATATGATTTAGGTAGTAGTACACGTCGTTGGAGTAACGTATGGGCAGCTAACGGCACTATACAAACTTCTGACAGAAATCAAAAACAAAATATACGTGTATCAGATTTAGGTTTGAATTTTATAAATCAATTAACACCTGTATCATATAATTGGATATCTAGAAAAGATACAAGCTTGCATTACGGTTTAATTGCACAAGACCTTAAAGAAGTTTTAGATAAAAATAGTAAAGATGATGTATATATGGCATTTGATGGTACATCGATAGCATATGCAGAATTGATAGGCCCAATGATTAAAGCCATACAAGAATTATCAGATAAAGTAACACGTTTAGAAACGGAAATTAGTTCTTCTAAACAATAATTTTTATATTTATAATATATGAATAAGATAACAGTATTATTTCCAGGAGGGTTTAAACCATTAACTGGCGCACATATGGAATTAGCTAATCGTTATGCTAAACATCCAAAGGTGGACAAAGTCATAATGTTAATAGGTCCTAAGCAACGTGAAACTATTACACGTGACCAAACGCTAGAAGTATTTAGAATTCTTAATAAGAATCCTAAAATTAAAATGGAAGAAACTCCATTAGAGAGTCCATTAGCAGCAGCATATGAATATTTGTTTAATGCGATAGATGGTACATATGCTTTAGCAGCGGGTGGTAAAGATGATGATTATGCACGTGTAGGACAATTTATTTCGAGTATTGATAAATATAAAACGGTAGGTGACAAATCTGGTAAAAAGATTAATCCTAACGTACATGTAGCAGAATTGAAGGTATCAGTTACTCCACTACGTTATGATGATGGCAAACCTATTTCTGCAAGTTCAACTCGCGATGCTATGAAAATAAATAGCTATGACCAATTTGCTCAAAGTTATCCTGGCGTAGATAATAAGCGTATTGGAAAGATTTATAAAATCTATAAAGGTACGGATAAGATATTTGGAGAAATTCCAACATCTCAAACACATACAGAAGCTATCTTTACAAGAAAATGGTGGAATCAAGTATTTGAGAACGTAAATGAAAGCGACCCTTGTTGGTCTGGCTATAAACAAGTTGGTACAAAAAAGAAAGGTAATCGAACCGTTCCTAATTGTGTACCTGAGTCTATTAACGAAGGTGGTGCCGGCGGCCATATGTCACACCCATTTGATATTCCGTCGGTTAACTCCGGAAAAGACTTAGTAAGAGTATTTGTTCAATCAGAAGATTATTTAACACGTAAACCTGCCTCGGTAAAAATTGACGGTGTTAATGCAAGTATACGTTTAGTAAATGTAGCCGGCAAGCATCAATTTGTATTGGATAGAGGTTCTAATAAAGAATTAGATGTAAAAGGTATCACTAAAGCAGATTTGTTAGATAGATTCGGAGCAGGACATGGAATGATTGAAATAGGCGGTAAGGTATTAGATATATTTAACGACGCTATTCCAGATACAACTGCAGAACTAAAACGATTAGGTTTATGGGACAATCCAAACATATTATTTAATATTGAATATGTAGCAGGTTCTACAAACGTATTGTCATATAATAAAAATTTCTTAGCCATACACGGCTTGTTAGAAATAGAACAAGTAACACCTAAACGTCGTGCTACTCGAGAAATTCCATTTAATAAAAAAGCAATGCAAGATTATATAAATAAATTAGCTCCAACGGCAAATGAATACGGATATGAAGTATTGGGTTCAGTTCCTACTACATTAGAAAACGAACCAGATTTCGCAGGAGAGTTAAGTAAACGCTATACAATTAATATTAATGGTAAAAAAGAAACTAAATCATTAAACGATTGGTTGTCAACTGCAAAAAATCCAAAAGATAAAATGATTAAAACTAAAGACGGTAAAACTATCGGAGCTTTATCTAAACAAGTTTTACTAAATATCTCAAAAGGAATGGATGTGTCTGAATTTGTTGCAGACCCGAAAGACTACCAATCAGCTATCGATGGATATATATTCTATCTTGCTACAATGCAATTAGGAGACGCAGTGTTAGAGGTATTAAGTTCACCGTTAGGTAAGGTATCGGAACACGAAGGTATTGTTATTAGAGACCCTAAGATTTATAACAAGCCATTTAAAATTACTGGTAAGTTTATTGTAAAAGGATTAGAATCTTCATTTGGATAATATTTAATATAAAAGGAAACACGATGAATAACAACGAAAAAGTTTTAAGAAGCGAAATTCGTAAAATGGTTAAAGAAACGTTAGACGAATTAGAAATGGGTACAACACCTAAACCGTTAAAAGCTAAAGGTGGTTTAACTACACAAGCATTAGGTGGTACAACTTCTATGCGTTACGCAGAAGATTTCATTGAAGCTATTAAAGACTTAGATGATATGAAAAAAGCAAAAGCAATTGCATTTGTATTAGCGAAAATAGGCATGGATGTAAAAGCATTACAATCTAATTTAGGTCGTATTAAAGCTGGTTTACGTCAATACAACTAATAAGAAATAAAGGTTATGGCAAAAAAGTTAGAAAATGTAAAAGCCGTTCAACAACTGTTGGATGGAACGCATAAATTTCAAACTAAAAAAAGTTTCAATTTTACTCCTGGTAAAGTCAATCAACGTAGGGAGGTTGGCGAAACTTGGGAGGAAGTCGACCCAAAAACCGGTAACACGTACGTTTGGGAACAAAAGGAAGGTTATCGAGTTAGACATGGTAATTTAGATTCTGTACGTCAAGCGTTACAAGAAATGAAAATGCCAAGCACATGTCCAAATTGCGGCAATGAAATGATAAAGCCAAATTTAGACAAAAAGATGTGGAACATACATAAAATGTGCTTTGATTGTGTAATTGACATGGAAGCTAAATTAAGATACGAAGGCAAGTTTGAGGAATATGCTCGTAATTTAATGTATCGTAATGCTAATGATTGGTTTAAAGATGCCGATTCAGAAGTACGATTAATTAAAGAAGCATTAGCAAAAGAGTCTATAGAATATGTCAATGCCGATGGAAAATTAGAAACATGGTCGCAAGTAGATAGAGAGAAATGGTTGAAGAAGATAGATGAAGACTACGAGCAATTTAAAAAAGATATATTAACAAGATTTGCACCGAAGGAAAACGATGGCAACTAATAAAGAACGAATCATTAGAGAATTTGTACGTAAAGAAATACTTAACGTATTGAAAGAATCTGGTCCAAGCAAGCAATTTAAAAAAGCTGCTGAAGAATTATATGACGCTGAATTAAAACAACAAAAGCTTAAAGATAAGTTTTTGAAATCTAAATCAGCTGCAGAAAAACAAATGTTAAAACAAGAATTAATTGCACAACATAAATTAGTTCAAATTGCTCAGCAAAAATTTAGTAATATGTTAATGGTTGAGCCAGCCGATGATTTAGATGAATCGTTAATACGTGAAGGTGTAGTTTCTTTAAAAGGAGCTAAAATTTTAGCACATAAAGTTCTTAATAAATTAGTAGACTTAGATGTAATACCGGCTAGAAAAAAATCATTAGAGTTACTAAATACTATTGCAGACGTTATTAGTAATGCACGTATGGAGTCAGTAGAGACTTCAACAAAAAAAAAAGGCTTAACTGAATTAGAGTTAAACACTCAAACAACTAATACTACAGACACTGAAAGTCCAGAAGAAAAAGTTTTCGATAAAGAATTTTTATCGGCATCAAATGCGATAGCAGGTGCGATAGAAAAAGAATTAAAGAAACGAAATACCAACGAAATTAATGAAGCAGTAATTACTTCGGTAATTGCTGCTATCATGACATCTAATGCGGTTATCGGTTTTATATCAAAATATTCAGCTAAATTATTTAAACTATTAAAATTAGACAAAGCTGAAGATGTCGCAGAAAAAATACATCATTGGGCTCATGATAACGAAAAAGCATTCCAAACCCCAATCAAACGAATTTTAAAATTCTTCCTTAAAGACGAAACAACGATAGAATTATTAACTAAAGCTATATATGCGTTAGTAGTTGGCGGTATGGCCGGACAATATGGTGTAGCTGCGGTAAATAAATTAAGTCAGTCGGAGTGGTTTTCAAGCGCAATATCAGCATTGAAGACAGTAGCCAAAGCGGAAGAATCTATAGTAACTGCATATCCGGTTGTAAAAGCACTTAAAGCTGTATAATTAGAGTATAACTTTAAAAAAGACTTGTTTAATTGTTACGAAATATTTATATTAAAAGAAAAAAAGGATAGTTATGTCATTTTGGAAAACAATTAAATCATTTTTTGTTCAACGAGTAGACACTGTAATTACAGAAGAAACGCCAAACACTACGATAGTAGATGAACAAGCGTATTGGTCTGTAGTTTCTGACATTGACCCTAATAAACCAGATAAATATAAAGCTACTCCAGCTATCGTTGAAAAAACATTTAATGATATGATGGAAACGGCTAAAGAAAAATCTAAGGCTGTTAAGAAAAGGACTACACGTAAAAAAGTAGCGAAAAAAACAGCTAAAAAGAAAGTGTCTAAATAATGTCAGGTGCTCCTAAAAAGAGTTTAAAAGAAATAATAAGAGACGAGTATATTAAATGTGCTAATGACCCAGTACATTTTATGAGAAAGTATTGTGTTATTCAACACCCGATGAAAGGTAAAATATACTTTCAATTATATCCATTTCAGGAACGTACACTAACTTCATTACAAAACAATCGTTTCAATGTAATTCTAAAATCTCGTCAGATGGGTATATCAACCTTAACGGCTGGATATGCTTTATGGTGTATGTTATTTAAGAAAGACTTTAACGTATTAGTAATTGCGACGACGCAAGAAGTTGCTAAAAACTTAGTAACCAAAGTTCGAGTAATGCATGAGAATTTACCGAGTTGGTTGAAAGGAACTACAATTAGTGATAACAAATTAAGTCTATCATTTAAGAATGGTTCACAAATTAAAGCCGTATCTAGTGCTGGTACTGCCGGTCGTTCTGAAGCGTTATCATTATTGATTATTGATGAGGCTGCATTTATTTCTGGAATTAATGAAATTTGGGCTTCTGCTCAATCAACATTATCAACGGGTGGTGGTGCTATTGTATTAAGTACTCCAAACGGTACTGGTAACTTCTTCCATCAAACATGGGCCAAGTCAGAATCAGGAGAATTAGATGATTCAGGTTTAACTTGGAACGGTATACGTTTAAAATGGGACTTGCATCCAGAACGTAATTATACATGGCGTGAACAACAAACTGCATTATTAGGTGATAAGATGGCAG